TTAATCAGCATTCTTCACAAATAGTTTACTGCAGTATACGTATTTTTCAGAAATTTCCTCTTCTAGATAATTACAACATTTCATATTTGTATCACCCTGTGTATGTATATATTTACTACTAATCCCATCACTAAACAATAATATTTTTGACATTTTCATATTTTGGTTTAATATTACTATCGTAGAATGATTTTTGGAGGAACAAAAGAGCGAAGCTTTGGCTGTCGCTCTTTTATTTGATAGAAATCAGATTATGGGTATTAAATGCTTAAATATAAAAATTAACCATCCAATAATTCAAATGCATTTTATTATAAACTAAATATTATTTATTTCAATATCAACTTGAGATTCTTGAGAAATTTCAATAGGAGTCAACACACTGTACTTATTACGTATATCATTATACATATTACCTGTGTATTTGTTAATTTCAACAGTAACTGCAACGCAGAACTTAATCTTCTCTTTTTTGTTATCCTCCCTACTAATAGCTTGTAAAACAAGAAATGGGTCTGAAATACTTGATATTGTTTTTGGTTTAAATTTTCTACTAACAGTATCCCATTTCAAATCAAGTCTCCTCTCAAGTTCTGTTTTGTAATTTGCACTATCGCTTATAGGCAATGTACTTTTTTTATAGCCTTTAAATATTAATTCATTTATTTCTTCTGAGTCAATTAATACATTCTTTCTATATTTTAACTTATCCCCTTTTTTTGAAAATCTATATATATTGCTGTTAGGATAAAAAGTTTCTTCTAAGCAACAATTTGTATATAAGTCGCTATCTAAAGCATTTACATCACATAAAGTCGTTATCGTCCAACTAAAATTAATTTTCCCCTCAACTAAATCTAAATTAGGAACTGGTATAGGAAGCTTAGTGCATGTAGCTGGTGATATCTGACCCTCATATAAAATTGTAACTTTGGTTTTATCGCAATTAATAATTTCACTTATCTTGTCCTTAACAATTCCATACCCTTCCTCTGCTGGAGAGTTAAGTTTATTTTCTGCTGTATGTATTATTAGAGTTCTAGCCATTAACGGGTTTATTTGATTTGATACACTTAATAATGTTCCTATTTTGTTAGCTACAACCGGTGAAGCAAAGCTTGTCCCAGCTGTAAGTGCCCTACATTCACCAGTCAGGTCAATAGCATGGAACAAATTCTTTTCATCTCCCCCAAACGCTAAAACATCTGGCTTAATCTTTCCCCCTTCTCTACCAATTCCAATACAACTGTACTTTGATCTATAAATACTATCCTTATAATAGCTGTATGATCCAACCCCAATGCAATTTACTGAATCAGAAGGTGCTTGAATTCTATTAAATGGCTCCATTACATCACCATCATTACCTACGGCAATACAAAAAATCTTGTTTTTTTGTGCCAATTTATCCAAAGCATATGTAAATCTGTTAATCTGATCATCTAAAATAGGACCTCGTGGTCCAAAAGATATATTAAAAACATCAATGTCTTTTCGCTCATTAACAGTCCTTTCGATGTTATCAATTATAGTATATAGGTCATTTTCAGGTAATACCCTAAAACTATCTACCGTGAATTTTGGGCTAGGAATTAAATCGCTATTTCCATATTTGTTCAATTCCCCAAATAATACCGCACCGCATACAGCATTCCCATGTTTAACTAATTTTTCTTCTTTAGGTAAAGACGCAATATTATACTCGCTAACAAAATCTTTTAAAAATGGATTTTTTATATTAACTCCACCATCAAAAACACCTATTTTTAAATTTGAATTTGAATTTTTACTCAATAACCGAGGCATTTTTAACTCAGTTGTTCTAGTTATATCAGTAATTTCAATATTTCTAACTGGATGAATAGTTCTTAGGAAATTAAACCCTGCTAATTTTTCAATATTCACTTTTTGAATTTTTCCAAAAATAAAAATTGGACCTTCAGGATATTCTCTTATGATAGGCTCTGATTCTAAATATCTTTGAATTTTATTAATCGCATTTTCAGCGTTTTGTCTTATAGGATGTAATACTATTTCCACCTCACATAAGTCTAATTCATTTGAAAAGCCTAGAATTTTTTCTTCTGGCCGTAAGAAATCAAATTTTTCAATCCTTCTTAGCTGCTTAATTTCGGTTTTATTAAAATTATCAGTTTCTAAATCATTAAGGAACCATTGAATGTTTTCTTTAGCACACTTTACAAAATATAGTTTTGATTTATTTTCATCTTTACCTGTGTGTTTTCTCTCATAAATTCTCGCACCAACAAACTCCATAGAATCTTTATTTTCAAAAACATCTGGTTTATAGCTTTTAGCTAAGAAACCTTCCGCCATTCGAACGCAAAGAATAATCTCTGAATCTGAAAACAAATGACTATTTTGGGTTAAGTCTTGTTGAATATAATCTATATCTCTTACCAACCGTTCTTTAACTTGTTCATATGAATACGGACTTGCTTTCTCTCCTCCATTTTTTCCTTTTCTTATACTTGTAGCTAATCTCTCACCTTTTAATAAAAACGGCATAAATGTCATAAGCACACATCCTTATTGATTATTTTTTAAGTACCTATATATAGTGCTTTGCGGAATTGAAAATATTTTGCTGATTTCAGAAACCCTATATCTTTTACCCCCATCATAAAGTACCTCTACTAACTTTTTTTTCTGATTAATATTAAAGTTTTCGAAATATTTCACCACTTTATTTATTATTATTACATTTATGTCATCATTTGACAATACACTTTCTCTTTTTATATCATCACAAAGTCTTACAATTTCTGCAGCATTTATCATTGGAGTACTCTCTATAAATAAATCTAATATACTTTGAGATATATTCCTTACATTGTTGAATTCCCTAATAATTATTTCCTTTTTTAATTCATCTTTTGGAATTTCCAATTCTATTTTCAAATCAAATCGTCTCCAAATTGCCTTATCAAGCAAATTGGGATGATTCGTAGCAGCAATTATAATACTTCCTATAGGCCACTCTTCAAGTTCCTTTAATAAGACATTTACAATTCTTTTTATTTCTCCCAATTCCCTTTCATCATCTCTTCTTTTAGCTATTGCATCAAATTCGTCAAGAAACAGAATTGAATTATTATTTTTCGCATAATCTAATACTTTTTTTATATTTGCACCAGTTTCACCCATATAACTTGATATAACGATTGACAAATCCAACACAATCAATGGTTTTTTTAGCATATATGAAAACCATTTAGCCGAATAAGTTTTTCCTACACCTGGCTCACCATATAACAGTATAGAGTTAGATGGTTTAACACCAATATTCAATAATTCATTTGCTTTTATCTGTTCGTCTAAAAATCGTTTGTATAGTTTTTTTACATCATTATCTAAAATTGGTTCCTGAATTTCTTGAACCTCTACAATATTAACCAAATTCATATTATTCTTTTTATCTGTAGGTAAATTATCTAATCCAATTGATCTATATGCATTGTTGGTAATATTCTTATTGAAAAGTACACTATTTATCTCTTCTGCTACTTGAGGGTTCGTTTTCTTTAATTTATTTGCAACTGTTATAGATATTACCTCAAATGACTTTAGATCCTGTTCTAACCCAGCCCTTATAAGTTTTGGCAAAATATTATCCACGCTCATTTTATCACCTTTTAAAATATCTTTTTTATTTGGTACAAAACAATAGTACCATATATAAGCATGTACATCAACATTATTCTCATTATATTATTGTACAATGAAAAATGAGAAAAATTTAGCCTCAAGGTTTTATCCTTGAAGGCATTAGTTAACTATCTATTTACAGCAACTTCTATAGAAGGTAAATAAAAGCCTCTAAAAGGAGGCTTTTATTTAATAATTCCTAACAATCAACTCCCCATACTTTTTATCCTTATCAGCATATCTAGATGTAAGGTTATTATTTCTTTCAACCGCCTCAATATGAAAATTCTCATAACGCTCCCATATATAATCACAATTATTATATGACAATATGAATTTCCCTTTTATCCCTGTAAGTATTTTATAAAGGCGTTCATGATCATCTTGTGAAAACTGAGCTTGATAATATTTCTCTGTACCATAATATGGCGGGTCAAGATAAAACAAGGTATACGGATTATCGTAAACCTTTATCAAATTTTCGAAATCTTTATTTTCAATAACTACTTTTGAAAGCCTCTCCTGAATAGCTGATAGATATTGAACTGTTACCGATATGTCCCTTTTAACACAACCATATGTACGAGTATTACAGCCATAAGAAGTTTTAATTATCATAAAGAATCTTGCAGCTCGTTGTATGTCAGTCATACCTTTTGTATTATACTGTGCTTTAAAGTCCTCGAAAAGCTCCCTAGAATTCAGCATAAATGATAATTCTCTCTGCAGTTCCTTACAGTGATACTTAATGCACCGATAAAGGTTAACTAGGTCACTATTATAGTCATTATAAATTTCCATTTCAGCATGTTTGTCCTTATATAACAGTACCCATGCAGCTCCCCCAAATACTTCTATATATCTATCAAACTTTTCTGGAAATCTGCTTACTATTTCCTTCCTTAATAATTTCTTACCACCAATCCAACCTATAAAACTGTTCATAATATCCTCCAAAAAATAATAAGAACAGATAATGTACTGTTCTTAAAAGTATTTTATTATTTAACCATTTCACCATAATTGCTGACTTTAAATGATGCAGACAGAATATTTTCAAGCTTGAAAACCCTAATTTTGCTTCTTAAGTAACAAAATGCTCGAATATTACTGTCACTTATATCAAGTACCTTTATATTTCTTTCTGTTATTTCATTATCTTTTAAATACATAATCCGAATGATTCTGTTGCGCTCAAGTGATGCTTTAAGAAAATAATTTATCATAACAATCACCTAATATAATTTTATATCGAACATATGTTCGTGTCAATGATAAAAAATATATCTCTCAGGGAGAATCCCCCGAGAGATTTTAATTGTTATTATTTTGATACTTTATCTGTTATACTGTCGTTTAATTTTCCATCATCCAAATAATCTTTTACATCGACAAACCAATCCTGCAGCTTTTCTTTTAAGGTTTCCTCCGTTATAAATATTTGTAACCATTTAGGAATTAGCAAATATAATTCCTTAATAACAAAACTAAACCTCTCCTGCCCTCTCTTTGAGCCTATAATTTCTTTTTCAGCTTTTAGAATAAACTTATAGCCAAGCTTTCTGAGTTTGTTCCACCGCTTGTTTAAAACAAGATAAAACACATAAAAAAATACTGCCAAGCAAAGCAGTATAGTTGTTAAGTTACTTATTATAAATTCTTTCATTATAGCTTACCTCCAATTTTTATTATTAGATCATCGAAATATGGATCGATATCCTTTTTCTTTGTCCAGTACTCCTTACTTATTCCAAACTTAGATACAAGGTTGTCCAATGCTTTATTAAAATCAACTTGACTAGAATCATCCTTCTTTATAGTGGAATTATCACCGCTATCTGATTCCGTGCCGATAACAACCTTTGTCTCATCTGCAGGTAAATCAAATTCTATCCATGGAGCTTGACCCCAATGTGTCCACGCACGTTGCGATAACTTAGTTTTTACTACTCCATAGTCCACACCACGAGATTCAATAACCTCTCCATTTCCGATATACATACCCACATGTACCATACGGCCTTGTTTTGTCCCATACATAAAAACTAAAGTACCTGGTATTAGTGGCATATTTACAATAGTACCTCTTCTCGCTGTACACTGATCATACAGCCCTTGAGCTGATACATCTAGCCATATCCCAGACATTGCTTTTCTTGCCGCCTTAATTAAACCAGAGCAGTCATAACAAATTTTACCCAGCCACTTTGCACATCTGCCCTTAGTGTAATCTCCGCCTTTCTGGAAGTAGCCATCTCCCATTGTGCTTCCGTACATTGCTTGTGCTGCTTTAAGGGTTTGTACTGTGCATACTTGCCCTATTGCACTATAAACATAACCAAGACCAATTTTGCTTTTGACCCATTCGATAATTTTTGATGCTTTCACAGTCATCTTTACCAATCTCCTTTATTTTTCTATCTTTCTAGTCTTAACTGGCAATTCTCTTAATTCTTCCATTAATTTGGTTACCGTTCCATTACCGCCTAGCGTGTGATATGCTTCATACATAGATGAAACACTCTCTAAACCGTGAATAGATATATATCCACGTTCCATATACACGTCATAGCACCTTATAATCTCACTTCTTAAAAGTGCCTGTGTTCCTTCCTTAAGAGCTTTATAATCACAAGTTTGTTTACGCATACGCTTTTCTAAAACTTTTAAAGCAGTTCCCAACCCTCCCATTACAAGTCCGAATAAGACTTGTACCCAATATTTAATAACAAAATCTTTCATAAGTCCTCTCCTTTGATGTTTTTTAATATAAAAAGGACTACACATCACTGAGTAGTCCCATTTAAACTTAGTTTTTTATTCACTTTTTACATCTAAATCTAGTAATACCTGTACTTTTGACCTCCATTTCTCAGGTACATCATTTATAGTTCTTAAACCGCTTTTTATTAAATCATAATAAATCTTAGCCATTTGATGAACCTCCTGCCATCATCTCTGCTAATTCAGCTAGAGCTAATTTTATTTCTGTGTTTTCTTCTTTCAGTGTTTGCAGTTCTGATTTAGGTAAATCCTCAAATACAGCAACATTAGGTGTTACCGATACATCTATACATTTTACATATTTACCTATAGGTATATCTACATCTATGTAGGGAACTCCTACTGGTTTATATAGGTTACTTCCTTGCATCTGACTAATTATCTGCCCTGTTATGTCATAAATTATTCTTGTCAAAAATATCCCCCTCCCTATCCAATAACTATATAATTGTATGAAGCGTTTAGCCTGCCGGTATAAAATATGAAGGAATTATTATAAAATGAAATATTTGCGTGGCTTTCTGTTCTTATATAGAAACTTGACCCTTGACCTCTGAATCCTTTTGTCGTGTATGTTCTATCATAGTAAGAGTCAAAATATTTCATAACGGGTAACTCTGAATCATCTGTAACTCCAAATCCACCTTCACCCGGATAAGAGCTATTTACTTCATCCGCCCACCACAGAACAATTTTGGGTTTAAACAATAAGCCACTGACCAAGCACTGATAGTATCCACTATACTCACTAGTAGTTGATGTTACTTTACCAGTTTTCCAATGTCTTTTAGTGCTTGTACCTACTTGATTAATTCCACTTCCACTACTGAAAGTTTTACCTGAATCTACATTTTCCGCAGTTGCAGTACCGGTTACAGCTGCTATAGTCTGTAGCCCACTAAGATATTGTCCAGCCGGAATAGTCTGTACTGCTGTGCTAGGGTTATATGTAGCAGCTCCTTTACTTGGTATTGTTCCTGTTATATCTCCTGCATCTGTACTTGCTGTTTTTCCGGCTAGTAAATCTGCAGGAGTAGCATTGCCGGATGAATCACTACCCTGTAATATAAAATTTCCAGTTGTGGAGTTATATTTAAGCGAATATGTACCATTTAACCTTAGTTTTCCTGATGTTAACGCCTTTCCCTTACTATCTACTATAGCTTTTGCTCCAAGCCCATTTACATTAATAGTTGATGCTCCTGTGTTAGCTACATTTATTTTAACTACTATACCCATGCCATCCACATATGCAGTAGGAGCAGGACTTAATGTAAGAGTGTATGTATTTACACTTCCGGACGTAACACCATAACCAGGTTGTCGTACATAATCTGATAAATGCGTGGTGGCCGAGTTCTTTAAACTTTGGATATCAAAACTATTTGCATTTATTAGATTTAATAGATTGCCTGCGGTGTTTTCATCTAAAATAACTTTTAATTCTTGAATCCACGCAAGAAACTCAGCCTTTTTTTCTTGCTCAAACTTCAATAATGATGTTTGGTACTGATTAAATATTTCAGTTGTATCTACCTGTTCCACAGTTCCGTGAACTATACCGCACAAACTACTGTTTAATCTTTGGTCTGTTATGTTTGCCTGATTTATAGCTGTATCACCGTTATTTATAAGAATATCAGCTATTACAAGTTCGTATACATCTGAATTTCTTATTATTTCTGGAGTCGTAGGCATACTGGCCGGAGTACCTTTTTTTACTTCTAAAACAATCTGCCTATTTAAATAATCTAGCTTTAATACTATTCTGTCTATTCTCTTTAACACTCCGTCTGATACATCAATTGTAAGGTTTAATTCTGCTGTGTTCTCATAATAGTACCCATTTATCCATGCCTTACCTGGTGCAACTTTAATATTCATTCCTGTAGCAGCTGACACAATTAAATTTGTACTTGGATTCGGGTATACACCATTGCCAATAAAACTACTAAAAAAATCAGCAAAGTCAGAGGCATTATATTTTCTATCTCCGTTTATGCTGTTAAAAAAACTACTCTTTTGTGTCAATTCTATTCCTCCTTTAATACGTCCTTAAGCTCAGGCAGTGGACTCCCAAAAGTAGGTGTTATTGTTAATATACCGTTCTCGTATACCTCCTCTATTTCTGTAATTCGGACATCAATTTTTTTATTCCATTTTCGATTTCTGCATGTAACCACATCTCCAAGGTCAAAATCTTTTTTATAAACCAGATTTGATTGCAAATTAACATTACTTTCAAACACTTCACTCTTTGCAGCTCCTGTTAATGCTTCTATTCCTCTTTGTCTTAATAAGAATTTATATTGCTCATCAGTAAGGTTCTCTTTCTTTAAGTCTTTAGCATCAACAAAGATTTCTCTTCTAGTCAGTCCATTAGCCTCTCCAACCATTACAAGTATCCTATCAGTATCTTCACCCTCTCCACCAACAAGTGCCACTGTCCTATAATTTTCAGTTGCAAGTGTATATTTACTATCCGTAACATTTTCAAACTCTTCTGAGAATATGGCTCTTGCGTTTACATCTTGACTTGCGCTTCTATCAATTCCTTTATAGCACTCAAAAAGTAGCTTTTTATTTAACCTATCAAACTTTACAGTATAACCAATATTACTTACCTGTGCTATTTTAGTTAATGTAACTGCTATATTTTTATATGTAACTTGTATATCTACTGTTTCAGTAAATCCTTTTAGTTCCCCCAGCTCCAATTTGGGTATTGGAGTCATATTGCTTACTAGTATTCTCATGGCAAGCTCTGCAGTGGTGTTTAATGTTGTTTTTGCCAATACTATGCGCCGTTCTAAAAGTGATGATAAAAACCGACCTTTAACTACTAAATTATCAGTACTTATTTCTATATTTTCAATTATTCCTGCTTCAACGGTGTTATGTCTTGCTACTATGTACTGTTCTTGAAACAAAGCGATATTTTCAGCTGTAGCCTTTAAGTGAAGTTCAAATTCTCCAGGTTGAAAATACCGTCTTCTCCACCTCAGACTGTCAAATATGTCCACTAATCCTAGTAACTCTAACTCGCTATTATATATATAAAGTTCCATGTTATACCCCCAAATAAGCTGGCGTATAGTATATTGACACTTCCAAATTGTCGAGATTTTGCTCTGCATTGTATCTTAAGAGATTATCTCCCGGCTCAAGCTGCAAAAACTCGCTCTCACTATCTAAGTAATTTATAAGATTACTTATTACTCCGCTTCTATTTAATTCAATTTTCTTTTTGCCATAGATAGTACAAACAGTAATTATATCTCCAGCTTGCATAATAGTATTTATTTTTAATTCTTTTCGCTTGTATACATCAAAAATGCTCGGACTTGCAACTGTTCCAATAGCTCTAAACTCAATCACCATCCCTAGAGTTATGTTGCCACTATTTTTTACATTTACTACAAGGCTCAATTGTCTATATCCCATCTCAATTCCTTCTGGTATTATTTCAAGTGGGAATTCAAAGCTAGGCAACCATGCAGCTATATCATTCCTAATGCTGTCTATATCTTCCCAAAATGGTCTCGGACTTAGCAAACTTAATGTTGCTGTTTTAGGTACTGTATTATCATCTATTGTTAGAGATTCAACTAAGCAATTTATTTTTCTTTTTATGCTGTCCTGTTCAAATACAAGTATCCCTTCAGACTTTGGGATGAAAATGCCATAAAGAATATTTCTATTAGATACAAAGTCATTCTCAATCCGGAAGTCAATAACTATATTGCGCATGTCCATTGTACTTCCGGTATAGCTTGCACCATCCTGATATGTTCCTTTAGATGTATATATATTGATTTTAGGAATACTCGTTCCACCATCAAAGTTCTCTAAATAAAAAGGGTCAAAATACCCAATCTGAATACTTTGCCCTTTCGTATTTATATATGTTAATGTTTTTGGCATGTTACACCCCCAAAACCATTTTTCTGCTTGCATTTCTTGTTTGTCTTGCAACTTCTGCAGGTGTAAGCGGAGTTGGGCTATAAATATTAACTGTCTGGTTATATCCATACGGTTTCAATCCAACGCCTGTTGTGTCGTTGCTAGTTGTAGATGCGTACTCCTGTCTTTTAACTGGTATCGCCTTTGCCATATTAGTACTTACTTGATTCATCTCATCCTCAAAGCCAACACCAATACCTTGAGCCATGTACTTACCAACTTCATCAGCTAAGACACGAGAAGGTGAATGTATTCCCAAAGAATCTTTTATTTCATCAACGATACCTCCAACAAAACCAGATATTTTGTCTTTCAGCCAACCTACTGCACTACTAATACCCTTCCAAATACCTTCAACTATGTTCATTCCTATGTTTATCATTTTATTAGGTAGCTCCATCATAAACTCAATAAATTTTGCAATAAAAGAAGGAAGGTGCTCATTTGCCCATCTAATTAATTCTTCCTTCAAGCTTGCAAATTTATCTATAACACCATTTATTACATTCCAAACTTTTGAAGGGAGCTCAGCAAAAAAGCCTACAAAACTACTTATTATCATTGGTAGATTAGTTATAATCCAAGTAGTTATATTTGCTTTCCATTCTGTAAACTTTGTTACTAGATTGATTAATTGCGTAGCAACTCTTCCGGGCAGTTGAGAAAAAAAGCTTACTATTTTATCAATAGTAGTTTTAAACGCAGTTTTTACCTTTTCTACAAAGTCATCAACAAAGTTCCTAAAGCTTTCACAGTTATCATAGAGTAGTTTAAAAGCTCCAGTAAACGGATTGACTAGCAATAACAATAACCCTTGCCAATTGCTTTTTACGAAATCTATTATTACATTAAAAAATCCCTTTATTTTGTTGATTGCACCGGATACAGTGCTTGTTATACCTTCCCATATGCCTATTAAAGCATTTCTAAAGTCCTCGTTTGTATTCCAAAGGGCAATTATAGCCGTAATTAAACCAGCAATAACAGTTATAATAATCCCAATTGGATTAGCGTTCATTACTAAGTTAAGTGCTGCCTGTGCAATTGTAGCGCCCTCATTGGCCAGCCGAAAAGCTTTTATGGCTTCTACAACTCCAAAAATCGTACTCGATACATTCCAAACTATAAAGCCAGCACCTATACCTAAAATACCTGCTTTAACAATTCCTGAATTATCAACTATCCACTGCAAAGCTGATTTTAAATTTGGCATAATGTTATTAACCATATCAAGTAAATCCTCTGCAAGTGGAGCGAATGCCTCTTGTATACCTCTTGTAGCTGTTGTTAATTTTGTTCCTAAATCATCTTTTACAGCTTGACTTGCTTTATCCGTTGCTCCACTTATGCTATTAATTCCATTGTTTACATCATTCAGTGACAGGACAGCTTTTTTACCTAAATCTTCCCATTGTGTACCAAATAAAGCTACTCCAGATAGGTTTTGCGTTGTAGCATCATCTTGCTCTTTTAGCTTATCTATTACAAGTTGCATTACCTGACCTGTAGTCATAGTTCCGTTATTTATTTTCTTTAATAAATCGTCATAGTTAATGCCAATACTGTTTAACCCTTCTCTTGTAGTATTGGATCCATCCATTATACGAATGTTAAATTCTTTCATTGCATCTGCAACTTTATCTAAGCTAAATGCACCATTATCCACACCATTTTTTAGCATTTTCATGGCTTCGTCAGCTGACAAGCCCATGCTTGCAAATTGTGGAGCATACTCATTTAATGTGTCTAAAAATTCACCTGAGAAGTCTAATCCGTTTTGAAAGCCTACTGTAATAATATCAAATGCTTCTGTAGATGAAACTCCAAAGTTGTCCATCATGGTCTTAACGGATTTTACAGATTCATTTACTTCTGTACCAAATACATTGGATATTGTATATGCCTTTTCTGTTACACCTTTTAATTCTTCATTTGAAATATCACCTAGATATTGCTTAACAATTGCTAAATCATTGGTTACATCAATAACATTTTCACCAAAACCATCTTTCCAAATAGATTTAGCAACACTTGTTAAGTCTTTTGCTTCTTGTTTTGTTAATCCTAGCTTAGCTTGTATTAGTCCACTAGCAGAATTAGCCTGTATAGCAATATCCTTAATTGCACTTCCTATATTTTTGAGTCCGTTAACTATGAAGTTTCCGATAACATTAGCTTTTAAAACATCACCGAAAGATAAAGCTTTGTCTTTTGCATCATCAAAATTGTTTGATGTGTTATTTACTTCTTTCGATGTATCTTTCATTTTTCCAGATACACCTTCAAGTTCATTAGAGGTATTGTTTAAAGTATTATTAAAATCTTCCTGTTCTTGTACTAGCTTTTTAAGACTTATCTCCGTTTGTACTATTTCTCTCTGAAATGCTCTATATTGCTCTTCAGATACTTTCCCCTCTTTAACCTGTTCTTGTACTTGTGCTTCTGCTTGTTTTAAAGTCTTTAGCTTGTTACTAGTATTATCTACACTCTCAGCTAATAACTTTTGTTTTTGTTCAAGTAATTCAGTATTAGTCGGGTCTAATTTTAATAGCTTTTCAACTTGTTTAAGTTCTGATTGTAGGTTTCTGCTATTTTTATTTACACCTTCTAATGCTTTATTAAGCGGAGAAGTATTACCACCTATTTCAATTGTTATCCCTTTTATTGTTCCGGCCAATACTATCCCTCCTTTCCAAACCTCTCCCTTAATTTTGCTCTATCTGGTTTTGTCTGTTCTAATATCCAGCACTTATTGAGATATTTCTGTCCTTCCGCTGTCTCCATGTACTTGTAGATTACTGCATCTCTAAGTAATGCCTGGTACGTAAATATATCAAGTTCATAAATTTGGTTAAAATTAAAGCCTGTATAATCAAATACAAGCTTCTCCTCAAGATAATTTAAATTGTAATGCCCCTCGTATGTATCATCATCAGGACAACGAGGGATTCTTAGTTTGGGCTATTCCTAACCTCATTTAACCATTTTGAATATTCATTAAAAATTGCTTTATATTGGTCTATGTCAAGGTTTTCAATTATTTCATCTGATACCTTAAAGTTAGTTTTATTCTTATTAAGGATTAGCCTTATAGCTTCAGACATTGCCTCTTCATTATCCTTATTCTTAGATAAAGCTATAATTTTTTTTAAAGTTTTAACTTTTGGTGGCTCAACGTCAAGCCTAAAACTATGTTCTTTACCCTCATCATCAGTTACTGAAATACTAATATCAAAATACCTTTTATTTATTGTATTTATATCAAACATATTATTTTTTCACCTCTTATATAATATTAAAGGGACATTGCTGCCCCTCTCAAACTAAACTTCTGATACTTCTGGTATATCTTCAGTATACTTTATCAATGTGCCTTCGTTGTCCTGTGGCTGTGCTTTAAATTCAGCATCAATTACAGTTTCTTTGTCTTTTTTAAAAGCAAGAGTAAATCCAGCTTGGTTCTGTCCAACAATCGTTACCCTGATATCACCATCTACAGCATCTTTATGTACAAAATGTATAACATATTTTTTACCATTGTCGTTAGAAGTTCCACCTATCTTTACAGTTCTTACTCCTGCTTCTTCAGTAACTCTTGCTGTACTGCACAACTTTAACAATGTTTTACCACACCAAGTCATTATGCCAGATTTTAAAGTAGCCTCTTCCTCAGTAATAATTACTTTTGAAACCTTACCCATATCATCTTTAGCTTCATAATATTTAGGCTTGTATTCTAAACTCGCGCCACCTTGAATGCAGCCTAACTGGTTTGCTTCAACTTCTATTTCGTCATTTTCTGGTAGTGTTCCAGTAAACTCCATACAATACAATGAACCACTTCCCAGTACTATTTTTTCTCCGTCTGAAAGCATCTTCTTTAACCCCTCTCTATAATTTTTCTATTAAATTAAAATCGTACACAGTTTGAAAAAACATTTCTGCCTGTAACCATGTACGATTTTTTGAATAATGTATAGCTTTTTTATTTAATAATTCTTCGACTTTTTGTTCTGCTTCGTGGTTAATTTTATCTGAGTACAATTCAATGCTTATCTGCCTAGTAGCTATACAATTTTTATTGTCTGCACCCCTTATATCCGTATGGTCAATAAATATAATGTAAGGTAGTGCAGGAGGCTTTAGAAATCTTTCCTCAGCTACTTTATAACCAGTTGTCTCTAGCCATGTTTTAACGTCCGTTAGCATTTTCTATAGCCTCCCTTGCTAGTTCTTCCATACGCTTTTGTGCTAATTCTTCACCATATTTTATGTGAGGAAATGCTCTAGTTCTTCCACCTTGACGAAGTGCATGCCCTTTTTCAAGTAAATGTGTTAGTCTATGCTGTCCGTTTGCAACATACCATGTTTTCCTTTTTTCAAACTGGCCTTCATATGAGGTTTTAAGTCTAAATGATTTAACATACTTTTTTGTGTGTTGCTCAAAAGTTATGTGATTTTTTATTTCTTGATTGACTTCATCTGCTACAATATCTACAGACTTTTTTATTCCATCTGCTACTTCATTTGAATAGATTTGAAGTTCCTCAGTTATTGCAGCTGCCAAATTATTAATATCTATTGTTTCCATCATGTCACCTTGTGTATTTCAAGTTGTTTCAAAGTTAAATCAATACTAAGAGGGTTAGTATCATATTTGATTTGAGTAAGTATAATATCATATTTACCCCTGCCTTTTATCTCCAAAGTATCATGGGTATCAATGCCAGGTACTTTTGGAATACGAATTACAGCATTAACCTCATCTTGTACTGCTCTAGCTGCAAATACTCGATTAAAACCTAAAGCACGATCAGAAAAGCCTAAGCTTTGATATTTATATGTTTTGTTCCCCTCTTCATCTTCCGCATAAATATCACACACACCATCGCTAAAGCTTGTGAACTCTATATTGTCTGTTTTTATTAACAATTAGATTACCTCACTTTCAACTTGATTGTTTATGTGCAAGCTTAATAATTCAGATGAAAAATTCTTTTCAAACATTTCAAGGGCATGGCTATTGGCATATCTGCAATAATCAAAAAGCAATGATCGTGGCAAATCTTCAACGGAAAAATCAAGAGGCACACCTGCAATAGTCTGTAAGCGCGCCATCCCTCTTTTTATTATCCCAGTAATATTTTTGTCAGTTTCAGCATCCTGCCATGTTATATGCAGATAAGTTTTAACATCATTTAATAAGCCCTCCGGCATTTATATCACCTCTTAAGCCTGTTGCTTTGTTTTTACCACATTTGTTACTGATACTTCAAGAGTAGCAGGAGTAAGCCCACTAATATCTGCAAGAATAAAGGCGTTATCGTCTAAAGCTCTGCCATTACCGTATAACTTGGTTAGATATACCCTTTCATCATCGAGGAACTTGAATTCATCTGAATACTCTATCTTACCGCCATTTGTACCAGCTCCTATACCCATAAAGTACTTATCAGCCAATCCAAAAATAGCACTACCAGATTCTACTGCAGATGATTGTACTACTGTAGTTGGATATGGAAATACATCATGTGAATATGTACCATCTGCAGCTCTTACAGTTGTTGCCGGAAATACTTTAGTAAAGTAATCCTGTGGATTCACTATAAGTAAGATGTTATTAACAGGCCTTGTCTTGTTATTAGGTGCTTGTGCTAATTTACCAGCAATAGCTCCATAGGTTACTGGACTAAAATCTTTAACTACGACTGGAGTTTTTTTAGGATAAACACCTCCTGTTACTGTTACATCATCAGATACATCCCTATCCATTCCAATAGGCTCATCTTTACCAGTGCCTGTAACAATAGCAGTCTCTAGTGCTAATGCAATTGCTTCTGAAAGTACACCTCTTACATATGCATCAATCCAAGTAGGGCCAACTACGATCATATCCTTACTTATTGGCATGAATGCAGATAGCTTACAAAGTGTAAGGTCTATTTTTCCTATGGCACCACTTAATTCTTTTGTAATAGCTGAATTAATAGCCCCCCACACAGCAAGTTGCGCACCTTGTTTATTGACTATCATCTTTGTCAATATTGTAGTGTTTGTAAATGTTATGGCTGAAAGTAATGGGTGAGCTTCTTTTATATCAGATATTACATTATCAATTACTGTTTCCGGATATGCAGTATCAAGAGATGTAAAAGCCTGCCTGATATCTGGTGCCTTCAAAGCATCAATTATTCCTTGATAGAACTTGTTTTCCTCAGCGGTTAGCTGGTGAACTCCTCTTTTAGCTAGTATAGTGCTATCAGCTGTTTTTTGATATGCTTGAAATTCCTCCATAATATTTTGCTGTACAGACTCAGCAAAAATGTTAAATGCCTGAGCAATTGCATTTTCGTCTGTACTTTTAAAAGCTGCTACTAAGTTATCTCTTAATTCCTGCTGTATTAAGTCTTTTGATTTCATTTAAGTTCATCCTCCTATTTTCTTATTAAAAAATGCTGCCCTAAGTTTTTCAGCATTTGTTTTTTGATTAATAAACTGTTCTGGAACAATAATTTTACCTTTAGCCTGCTGAATTTGATATTTTATGGATTGTTCAAATCTCTGCTGTGCTTCTGTAATGTTTGTATTTTCCTTACCTGCAATTTCGTCACATAAGCCATACTGTAAACACTGTTCAGCACTTAACCATGTTTGCTCATCAAGTAGCTGATTTAATGTTTCTTCGCTTAACTTATCCCCAGCTTTTGTAAGGTAACTAGAGCAACTTGCCTTGTCAATTACCTCTACATCATTAGCTGCCTTTCTGAGTTCTTCCGCATTTCCATATGCAGCCATTGAAGCATGATGAATCATCATTAGCGTATTTGTTCCCATAACAATCTTATCTGCGGCCATAGCTATAACAGATGCTATAGAACATGCAAAACCATCAATATATGCAGTTTTATATGCTGTATGTCTTTTTAGCTGGTTATATATTCCCAGACCTTCCTTAACATCACCACCGTAACTGTTAATATAAAGGTTTATAAACTTAACATCTTTTGCTACTTCTAATTGTTTTTGAACATAGTTTGCAGATGTTTGACTTTCTATTTTTTCACCAGTCCACCAATCCCGGCTATCTCCCTCAACATAGTCATAAATGTATAAATCTAGGGTGCTTAAATCAATTGATTGCTTAACTAAAAATATAGATTTTGTCACTATTTCTCACCTCCCTTCATATCCTGTACATCTGAATAATTTTTTGTAATCCAATGCTTTTTGCTCCATTCTTTGTTCAATGGACTGTCCCCCGCCTTCTGTCTTAAATCATCAATGCTATATCCACCACTTGCTATAAGCTTGTCAAAGGATTCTGAGATGGAGAATATATCAATATGCTTAATACAAGTTGTATCTGCCTTAACATAAGAGCCTTTTAAAAAAGCACTTTTGCCATATCTTTTACGGTTGATTTCCTCTCCAACCATATCCGATAAAGGATCAATGCAAAATGTTAAAAAATTATCCGTTATCTTCTCTACGTCTGCTATATCCCCCCTAAGTAGAGATGTAGGAATTTTAAATGCTTGTGCAGCTCTGTCTAATTCCTCTTTAACTATTGCAGATATATCAACCATATCACTAGTGGATTTTTTACTTCCTTCACCGTTTTGCTCATTATAGTTAAATCCTCTATGTAGTGGTAGTACTGCATTTTCAGCCTCAAAATATGTCTTAAATCTGTTATTCATTAAATCATCAAATCGTTGCTGAAAATTTTTATCACCAGATGCAGTTGCATCAATATCAAGAATTCCTTTTCTTCCCCCGGAGCGTTTGAATTTTCCTATGGCCATTTTAAGCAAATTGTTATAGCCATTCATCAACTCAGAAAGTAGTCGTTGAACATCATTATTGCTATATTTAAAATATAGGACTTCGCTCATTTTGAATGTTTTATCAAACTTCATTGTTCCTCTAGTAACATTTGTAAAGGTATTTTCTAGTACTGCATACTCTGTTTGAGTGAAATCATCAGCAATAATCAACTGACCGTTTATATCTAAGATCAAGCACTCGTTATAGTAAAGCAGTTTTGATATAAACTCCTGTATAAATTGTGTCGAGTTCTGGTTTCTGTTTGGCTCTATGTTCCAAAGGTAGTATTCGTCACCTTTAACCTCAATGCCATTTAGGTATGTTTTAAATTCACATTTACTTAATACTCCAGCAATAAGGTTGATTGCAGAACAGAGCGCGAAATCTTTTATCGCAACTAATGCTTCGTTTGACGCCAATGCATTTTGATTTATAAATATCATTGACTTTTCAACTCCAAAGAAGTCCTTAATCCAGTCAAAAAACTTCAATTTCTCACCACCTTTCAAGGTAAAATAAAAAGCCTTATTTCTAAGACTTATCATTTAATATGTGTATACTCCCAAATCAAAATCCGGAGTTTCTCCACTATCTTCTAAATCAACTCCACCAGCACACATTGCAGAAATAAACGCCATAAATCCATCTGTTTTTCTGCTCTTAGGCTCAATTTTTCCATAACTAAAATTGCCATGTGCCTCTTGCTTTATACAAGTATTGTTTGTATACCATCTCATTAATGGGTTATTTCCCCACGCAATTTTATGATTACTAAATAGGCTAGTTATAACTGGAGAAATAAGCATTTGATTACTAGGTCTTGTAAGCTTAATATTATTAGCTCCCTGTTTATCAGTATCGAATCCAACTTCTCTTAATGCCTTTGCTAACAATGTATATCTGTAATTATCTACGCCCAGCGTTGTTATGTTATACTTTTGTGCCTGTTCAGCTAACCAAGTAGCTGGTATATCCGGAGATATTTCAACGCCTTTCACAAATGTTAGCAATCCAGCCTCTTCCCAATCATGCAATGGTGCTTTTATTCTTCCCAAGTCATTACACTTTTCACATACCCATGTATGCGAAATCCAATAGTAAACTCCCTTGTATTTAAAGAGCAACCCAGCGCATACAAAATCAGTTGTTTTTGCATAGTCCATACCAGCAATACAAGTACAACCTGTTAAGTCTGGTATTTCTTGATTAGTAGCAAGTATATTCTCCCAAGATGTAACTTCAACATCCTTATTCCCTTTTGGAATGTTCATTCTTTTTGTCATGAATGATGAATTACTTATAGGGTCTTCTTTATAGTCAACATACTCTTTTTCAATCTGTCTCCTAAGCTCCTCATTGTAGTGTAAGGATGGGTTTGCTTTATCCCACATCTTAGGATCGTCTACTTCCTTTTCATCATCAAGCTTACAGATAAATGGCAATAAACCATTATCTCCACTTTGCTCGTTAAGGATTCTCTCAGCTCTAGCAATTATGTGATCAAGCGGGCCATCTCTTACATCTCCGTTTGTAGTAGTAATAGTTGTTCTTGGATTCTTCTTTTTCCCTAATCCAGTTTTAAAAACCTGAATTGATTTATAGTTTTCATATTGATGGTATTCATCAAAATCTACTTTACCGGGTCTGCCACCATCCTTTGTTTTTGCATTAGATGTTCTATATCTTAATTCTGATTTTGTCTTTAAATTCCGGATAAGTTCTTTATTCCAGTAAAAATGTTTTTTTAATTTTATTTCATTAGCCTCTAAGACATTGTATACATCATCAAAAGATGTTCTAGCCTGTTCTTCTGAATTAGCACAAATATCTATGTGATAATATTTAACGTTGTTATATTGAGATAGCAAGCAAAAATCTTCAAAACTTAAGTATCCATTTTTGCCAGCCCCTCTTCCAACTAAAATAAACAAGTCCGGCCATCTTAAAATACCAGGCGAGGAATATGTACAATTGTGGAGAGTAAAACAAAATACTTCCCAAGGCAATAGCTCAAACGGGAAGTATTTTTGCAAACCTAAATATTTATGTAATTGTGTTTCATCTACAAATAAGTTTTCCTCAAAGAAACATTTCTCTACATAGTCACATAATAAAAGCTGCTCTTTACAAACTTCAACTTCTCCACTTCTTACAAGATCAATGTAATCCTGAATTTCCGGAATCAACTTAGAGTTCGTCATCACCATCACCAGCTTTAACATTTGATGTCGTTAATCCAAGTTCTTTTAAGATGGCTAATTTTTGTTTATTATACATAAGTGCATTTTTTACAGAGGGATTATCTTTCTCGTATTCTTTTCCTGCTGCCGAAATTGCTATATATGTTTGACCTCTTTTTTTAATATCTTTTTGCATATTTTTTTCTTGAATCCAGTACCAAATATAATCATCAATCAAGCTTGAAAAATGTTCTACATTAGCACCTTTATCCTTAAGCTGTTTTATAAGAGAATCCTTTATTTTCTTAGCACTTGCCATGTTTTCTAAATCCCTCCTTTCAACTCAATTTCTTTTATATAATTTCATTTTTTCTCACGCGTGAGGTTTTTCTGTTTTGTCGACCCTGCTACCCGTTCTTCCTACTCTCAAATTTTTTTCGTTTTTTTGACCGGGGGGTACTACCATCTTTCCTCATTTAGCTGTGGTTTGCTTTTATTATTTAGTTTTTCTGGATGCTCTTCATCATGACAACTATTGCATAAAGAAATAGTATTATCTAAACTCAACGCTAACTCAGGATGTTTTCTTACATGCTTTATATGATGAACGCATTGTGCTGCACGAAATAACCCTTTAGTTTTGCATTTTTGACATTCGTTGTTGTCTCTTTTCAGAGCTTCATCTCTAATTTGTTCCCATAACTTTGAATTATAAAAAGCTTTTATATTGTTATTCTCAATCAGCTTATTAATCCAATGAACTAAATCTGGTGTTGTCATTACTCTGCTTATCCTCTCAAAAACTATTTAATAACAGCAAAAAAGAGATAGAATATATCTATCCCCCTTATTGTTAATTCCTTTGTATTGAATTTAGTCTTACACTATATTAAATTGTTTCAAAAATAAAGTGGCCATTGAGTCTCACACCCTAAATATAACTAAAAAGCATCTAAAATTCTAATTAAGTTATTTTTATCTTTACTTCACGCATATCTTCAGATAAACCCATAATGTTTAATACTTCTGATATAGCACGTTCCACTGTTAATTCTAATCCTTTTATTGATCCATCATATTTTACTTTAACTTTAATAGTATTATTTTCAGTCCATATCTTAAGTATCTCTTTTATAGATTTATTTAAATACAATTTAGATATAATTTCTTTGGCAACAAAATCGAGTTGTTGAAAACAAAAATTGTCAACAAGTTTAATTTCAACTTGATTTATACTATTACTTATTTCAGCATATCTTTTAAATTCTTCGTAAAAATTACTAGAGTTTCTATTATTTTTAACAGCACTTTCAATCCTGTCTAGGCGATTTAAAATGTATTCCATTGCATTTGTTTGTATTGGTTCAACTGTGTTAATCTTTCCTAGTATAGCTTTTTCACTTAAAGTTTTTTCTAATGCAGAAAAAATGGGATTATCAATTTCTTCGGTTTTAATACAACTGATCTTATCAATTTGCTTTTTTAAATTTGCCCTTAAGTCTATAACTCCTCTTGCATCATTTACGTAAAAAATCGTCCTTTCTGTTACCACATCAAATGGTAATTTTTGATCTCCAGATTCCATAATTGTTATTACTGGTTTTCTTATTGCATGCCTAAATGCCAATTCATACATAACATTAGGGTTTAGTCCAGTTAAATTGGCAATTACTAATTCTGATTCGTATATACTCATTATTACTTGCTTATTTATAGATCCTGGAGTATACATTCTATGGGCTACAATAATTTCATATTCTTCCTCTAAAACAGGTGCTATTGCAGAATCAATAATGCCTTCTATATGCCTTCTCATTGGGCTGCCTTCATTATCTATTGGAGTAATAATAAAACATTTTTCTTTTGGGTTTCTCCTTTTTTATTATTAGTCACATCAGTCATGCAATCATCTCCTTCACTTTCTATATTTCTTCATAAAATAGAAATATCCTTCATAAAAACATAATTAAAGCTCCATTGGCATCGGAGCTATTGAAAAGAAGTTTTAAATAAAAGGAAGTATAACCCATTTAAAAAAGTTTGTTATAAAATATTATTTTATATTAATTATTTATCAACCAAAAGATTAAGACATATATTCAGCACCATGTTTTTTTTACCAGCATATCCAAACCACTTTTCCGCTTCTTTTATAAAATATGTTCCCGCAAAACAAAATCCCGAATAAATAATAATAACCCATTCCTTACCTATAATATCAGAAAGTAAAGCTGCAAATATGCCAAACATAGTGAGAATTAAACCGCCCATAGATATGGTATCACTTGACCTAACATCTGAAATACTAGCCTTAAGTAATATAATTAGCTTCTTTTCTTCTTTACTCCCTTTTTGAATATTATTTATATTTAAATAATTCCTAAGCTCATATTCAACTCTTGAATATAGTTGTTCAACATTTTTACATTGTTTCTTCTTAGAATATAATGGTTTTAATCTATCGTTTAAAAACTCATCATAGGTTATTCTATTAGCCTCTGATTCACAATTTACACCATTCGTGTTTTTCAGCTTATTATTTACCAACATGTCAACCTCGCATTTAGTCAGATTATTATTTTTCATAATTCTGCATAAAAAGATGTAATCCTGCAAATAAGAAGGACAAAAAAACTTGAAGCAAATTAACACCGCAAGTCTTTGTACTAAACATTATTCTTTCATAATATTTTAGCATATAAAAACCGTATGAACTTCCCTTATTTTTCTCATTTTATTGCATATTATTTACTTTTATGGTAATATGTTTTAGGTATGTATATTGTCTTATTGATTCTTTCATCGTCTGTGGATTACATGATTTTCTAAGTTAGAAACATGTAAAGGAAAGAGGTGTATTGTAATGACCTAAGACATCTTTAGGTTGAGTAAGCCACTTAATATTTTGGCTTAGACAATGAAAGGAGGCTCCTATATGTATTTTATACTTGGAAGCACAATGTACATACTGGGTATAGCATATTACATATGTGCGTTTCGAAACAAACATAATTAATGTGTATACCGATAAAGGGAATGTAGATAGAAATATCTATATTCCCTTATCACTTTAAAAAGTTACTGAAATATATGTTGCCCTACATGATTAATTTACTCAAACAGACTACTCATTAGAATTTAGTAATCAACTAATTTTATAAAGCAAAAACCGCACATTATTTTTAACTAATGTACGGTAGTACTAACCAAAAATATTACTTAACTAATTCTTTCAGCTTTTTTTCTGATGGTTCAATGATTTTTTCGTTAATATTACGTATAAGATCAAATTTATCTTGATAATAGGAGATATTTGACACCCATGGTAAACCTTCTATACTATCCCACATACCCCATGGTATTTCTCCATTAAGTAAAAGGGGTTGGATGGGCACATGGCGTAGTTCTCTAACTATAGTTCCTATCTCAAATGGGGAACATATCGGCTCTGTCATATCAACAACAACAAACTTTGACATACTAGCCAACGTTAAAACTGTCTCCTGGGTATTTCTAGTTGCAGGTTTATCAAAATCAAACATAACTGGTAAATAGTCATGTTTTCTCAATTCGTCTCTTATTGCATCAAGTATTTCTTTTCGTTCTTCCTTAAATCTTCCTAAAATCAAAACGACTTTTGAAGTAATTGAATCTATAACACTTCTTATCTTTTTATTGTTCAACATCAAGTATATGAATTGTGCAACTTCAAGGTTATCAGTTGTTATGTCAGCCTCGCCGTATGGCGTAATCTTAATATTATTAGATTTAATGTTATTTCCTGCTTGTAAATCCCATACAGATATACCATAAATTCTACATCCACTAAAATCAGTATTTTCACACACTGTTCTAATAAACCTAGAGTGCATTAGGTTCGATTCGCTTAAATCCGCCTCACTAAGGTTTGTAGCACTCAAATTTGCTCTGCACAAATCTACATTCTTTAGAGTTGCTCTCTCAAGTATTGCAAAATTTAGGTCTGCCTCGTTAAGATTTGCTCCTGTTAGATTTGCTCCTGTTAAGTTTGTCCCTCCCAAGTTTGCTCCTGTAAGGGTTGCTCTATATAAATTTGTTCCAATTAGATAAGCATCACTGATGTTTGCCCTACTTAGATCTACTCCACTTAGATTCGCTTGGCTTAAATTAGCTCCTCTGAGATTCGTTTTACTTAGGTTAGCAGATTCAAGGCTTACATTACTAAAGTCTACCCTCATAAGATCCATTCCACTTAAATCTGCATCATTTAAGTCAAGTCTTATCCTACTATAATTTGCTAATTTCCAATTATTCCACTCATTTATATCCTGCTTTAGTATATTAATGTACTCTTTATTAGCCATTTTCCCTCCCATTTATACCATTAAAATTTATAAATATATTTTACCATAATGGCAATAGATCCTAAATTGATTTATTTAAAGTACTATTTCATATAAAAATTATCATTACTGTACATATATTTTTATAAGCAAACTTAAGTTATGTAATTTTACTTACAATTTCGTCCTAATACTCTTCAATCCCATACATATGTATAGTAAACTTATACAATGCCTGGTCTTTAATTCTATACACCTGGCTTTGTTCTACTCCTAACTCTTCTATCAATGTTCCGATATGGTCTTTTCTTCTATGTATAAAAAATCTGTCTAATACAAGCCTCTCTGTATTGTCTAAGGCTTGCAAGCCCCTTTCTATTATGCCTAATATTTTCCTATCTGCTTCAAGTAGAAAGTTAAGACGTTCACGTTCTACTATATTATCTAGCATATAGTCCTCCAACTTGCTACCACCACCATGTGCCGGAATCTTATCACTTTTATTTACCTTAATTCCTTCGAATTTTAGTTCTAATGCTTCTATACGTTCCTCTACGTTATCTATGCTTGCTTTAAGTCCAGAATATTTCTTTAAGTCTTGTACTGCACAATCTGACCACTTCATTCTATCTCCTCCCTATTTTCCTTAATGCTCATAAACACATAATCTTCCGGTAGGTATTCAAAAAGCCGTTCTCTAATTGTTATTCTGCTCTGCCTCCTCCGTTCCACCAGTATGTAAAACTGTCTTCACTGGTATGCCTATTTG